TAAATTTAAAGTAGTCATTCTGTCACCGTAACTGTTAATTCACCGTTCGTATTGATTGAGAAATCTGCTGAAGTGTCCAGGCCGACGTAATCAAGTTTTAAATCTGCTCCGTCAATGCGGAATTGACCGAACGCCGTGGCCCACGGGCTACTGCCCATTGGACCCTGAGGTCCCGCACTTCCGACGGGTCCAGGACTGCCTTGCAAACCTCGTTCACCCCTCTCGCCTTTCGGGCCGCGAATGTTGACTGGAGCTGGGTTTGTAAGCCCTTTGTTGTTCGTCCAGGAGATTTCACCTTCCGCGCTAACTGATGGTGTGAATGTTGCGCCTGCACTGCCCTGAGGACCGACACTGCCTGAATCACCCTTCAAACCCTGAGGGCCTGAAATAGTTGTGATGATTCCAGAGAGTTCGCACGTGGAAGCACCAACATTCAGAACGCGGAAGATCTGGCCGCTAGAGTTCATCACGTGGTCGCCAACTTTAATCAGCGTGGCCGGCAAGACTGCTGAGGTGTTGACCGTGCCTCCTGCTGTGGCGGTCGCACAATAGCGATATGAGAAGGCGGCCTGCTTAGCCACCTCTGCAGCCTCGGTGGCCGTGGTAGCGGCGGCCTCAGAATCAAGATTGAATTGCGCGGCGGCGGTTGCCGAATTGCTTGCAGACTTGGCGGCGTTCTCTGCCACTTCGGTAGAGGCGTCAAGATTATCCTGGGCGGCGCTGGCCACTGCGGCCGCGGCCTTAGCTGTTTCGGCGGCTTCTTGAGCTTGGGCGGCGTATTCGCCTGATTTCGTTGAGTTCTCTAAGAGGATTTCACCGTATTCGTCACCCTCCATGCCAGAAGATGCGGGAGCGACTGCGGCGCGGGAGAGTTTCTCTTTTAACTGCTGGATCTGTGCTTCGGTGCGGTCAAAGTTGACATTGATGTCATTCGGGTTGAAATCGCCTTCAGCGTGTAAATCAAGCTCCTGGGTGTATGCGACATTAGAGAGAATCGTGACCGATTCCCCGTCCGTTAAAAACTCGTCAAGCGTTATGTACCCGCCGATATTGGCGGTTTGGTCTTCGTCCCAGGTTACAGTGTAGTCCTCACCTTCCTTGAGCGTTTTGTCCACGTCCGCCTTACTCGTGCGGATTACGAGTACATTGGAGGACGCAAAAATCTTGAAGTCAAAATCAACTCGGGAGATACCCAAGCCTGTTACAGGGCCCACCCTTCTAGGAACATCTGGCAGCATGAAAACACCTCATTGTTTAGAAGTATTCTCATGTCAGCCAGATTGTTGATGCGCACACCAAAAAGTTACTTGAACAAACCGAAAGGATGCGGCCAGGGATCAGGATGTTTGGCCACACGAGGAGCGCGGCGGATTCCTCTTTCGTTTCTCCAGAATCCTTGACCCGTTCTCTTGCGCGTGTTCTTCTCCATACGTTTTCTGTAGCCAGGGCTTAAAAACTCGCTCAGTTGATTAAGCACCGTATGATCCAGAACGGCCTTAACGTACCAAATATTAATGAAGGGCAAATTGCTCTTTGCTAATCGCCAGGCTTTTGCTCCCCCATCTCCACCGATTTTGGTTGCATCCCAAGCCTCACTGGCAGAAAGAATTGTCCCAATTACAGGCCCCATGAAGTTGATGTAAGCAGAATGGCCATACTTTGAATCATCCGTGGCATTAACCAACAAGTCACCGATAATGCCTGCACCGCCGCCTACCGTAAATGCAGAAATCCAGGTATCAATGGCCGCGGGATCTTCTAAGTCCTTACCAGCAATAAGGGTCTTAATCTGATTCACGCAGTAACCCATGAGGGTAGTACCAATTATCAGCGCTGCTAAGTATTCGGTTTGAGCCGTCATAACCTGGCGCTTCGTTCCTCCCTGCTCTCGGATAAAGCGTCCTTTGTCCCTAAGTCTGTCAATATGTGCGCTGACCATTCCCAGAGGAAAAGACTTAAACATCATGAAGGATTTGATAATTTCACCTGTAGGGGATCCTCTCTGATGGCCTCGATTCGTTGCAGTTCTTGTCGCTAAGTCCGGTTGTAATGAGGCAATTTGAGCTTCATTGGTGAGCACTGACATGAGTTTACCTGCCGCGATTTCAGCATCATTCCTCGTGGCTCCGGTTTTTGCCAGATCTGCATCAGAGATTTCTTCAATGGCCCCACGTGTGAGCATTTCACAACCGCGGTATTGGTCGGTTTTAGCCAGTTGAAAAAGTTTGTAGTCCTTTTCAGTCACTCCATACTTTTCAAGAATAAATCTGTCCCATGCGTCCAATTTTCCCCAGTCGCTATTGCGCGTCATCTTCCCGATAGCGCCCATCATATTCATCGCATAAGCTCGTCTAATTCCGTCTGTCCACTGTGTAAGCAGTGACATGTACATGGTGGCATTGGCAAGTTTTCCTGACCAGCGATAACCGAGGCTTTCGGATGTCCAACGGCACAAATTGTTTGCCAAGGTGTCACCGATAATGCCCGCTCTGGTTGCAAACTCTCTATCCGATTTTCCCCATGTCGTGAGAATATTTCTAAAGGCCGTCCCCCACGGTAATTTGGTGTAGCCCGTCGCATGAAAATAAGTTGGAATGTCGGTTAATGATGAGATAAATGCCTGGCCAAGTTTTCCCCACACCTGCATATTTCTCAAAGTTTGCGATACCTCTGCAATATTCTTGTGGGTTGGCATGACGGTAGAAGTCTCTCCGTTCAAATTGGCCCACATGTCTTTGACAGAGACAAAACCAGGACCGTATACATCTTTGTATCCCCACGTGCTCTTTGTTTGTGCCAGGTGCTCTGATGCTTCCGCTTTTGCCTCGTTGTATAAGGTATAAAAAGCGGAGTTAGGAGAGGGTCCCATTTGTTCAAGAAGGGCTGTGTCGCTCGCCATTGATCTGACATGATCCATCATCGTTCCCACAATGGATGGGTTTCTCGCAAACATTTCGTGGTATTGGAAGAATGATTCAGCGTCTTTAAAAAAGATTGCACGGTGCTGGGAGTTTCTATCCGCAAAGCATCCGCTCTTGCTACCGGCCACACGTGATCCGCCTGTAGAGGTCTTTCCTTTTGTTATGTTGTCAAACATGGAGCCAAGCACATCTTTTATCTCCGCATCATTTAATTGGATTCCCTCTTCGTCAACGTATCTTGATTTGTCTATCCGATCAAATAAAAAATCCACCCATGCGGCTTTGCTGTCTCCCTTGTATTTCCCATCGTATTTTCCTTTCAGGAGGTCATCGGCATTTATTAGTTTGTACATGTCATGGGATTGGGGAAGGTGCCATTCATCTCCGAGGTCACCAGTATCACCTCCAGCGTTGTTAAAGCGTTCTCTGAAACCGTTTGTTTTTTCTCTCCACACTTTGACAGCCGCCTTCGCCGCCTCGCTCCCAGAATCTTCTCCAAAAAGCTCTTTAACAAAATCAAGCGCGGTTTTTCTATCCTCCATAAGCCCCAACCATTTACTCTGTATGGAGCTGATAGCTTCAACGATTTGGCCCTGGTACTGCTCCTGGAGGCCAATCATGTACCTATTCACATCCTCCAATACTCGGCCTACAGACTTAAAGGCCTTCTCTCCATTCCTGACATACTTCTCTCTGTCATTCTCCAAAGCGGCCTGAGCAACAATTTGTTGTTGCGCTCTCATGCGTCTTTTTGCCGCCTTGTGTAAATAGTTTTGAGCAAGTCTCTCAGCAGCCTTTTGCGCTATTTGGTCACGTGTCCAGCCAGCGGCCTGAGCTTCTTTTGTTCCTGCGACATATCGAAACTCACGGCGCATATCAGCCAGCCAACGTTTGGATTCCTCCTCGCCAAACTCTCTTCCAAGGATGCGACTAATCGTTGCTCTACATTCTGGTTTCATCGGGTCCATTGTTCTTGCCATGATTAATTTATCCCCTTGTTTTTAACAACACACATCATTGCTTCGCCTTGTGCTTTACCGTCGTTTTCGATTTGTTTGGCTTCCCTGTCAGCTTCATCCAAAAGGTCAGCGGCGGACATTTCACGAGTTCCACCGTTTTCATCCTCAATCGTGATTTTCATGTCAGGATGGTCTCGAAGTGCGGTCTCATACTGAGCCTCCAAACTGAATTCACGTCCGACTTCTGGCTGAGGATTAAGCGTGGGCTCAATCCTTTCTCCAGTTAGATCGGCCACGACCCGTTTGATCGGTTCCCTTACTTCCTCTGGCAGAGCGTTCACAACTTGATTCACGACATTTTGCTGTGTCTGCACTGCATCATTTGTTCCCTGGGTTGCGTCCCTAACCTCTTGACTTTGCTCAATTCCATCTGTTAAATTGGTTTTGACACTAGTGTCAGTCTTCGGACCGTGCGTAGTGATTACTCCATCATTTGATGGACCAGACGGTCGAGAGCTAAATATTGAAAGGCGCGCATTTGTATCCGTACTTGGGCCTTCAACCTCAGGTGCGGGATTCCGAAGACGGGAGAGGGGAGCGCCTTTGGCGCGCCCCGTTTCTCTTTTAGCGGGATCCTGTACAAAAAAGGAC